CGCAGGGTATAGATCTTCCACTCAAGCATTTTTTAATGGTAGTAGTACAAGTTCTATAGATAGTAAAACATTTTCAAGATATAGTGGATCATTACAAGAAGTTAGATATTGGACTAATGTATTATCTGAAAGTGCTTGGCATAACCATGTAATGAATCCACTTTCAATAGAAAATGGGGTATTAACAGGTTCTGGTTCTCCTTCAGATACCCTGGCATTCAGAACTAGAGAGGGTGAAGATATTTCTTTTAATGAAACTACTAATCTAAATTTAACTTCAATCCATCCTAAAATCACAGGTTCCACAATAACAGAATCTTTTGCAGGAAATTTTTCTAGATATTCCGTTGAGAATATAACAACAGAAGTTAATAGGGAATACCAATTTTTCAATCAACCTATTATTGGTATTAGAAATAGAGTATCTGATAAAATAAGAGATTATGGTGATGTATCCTATGGTGATCTTTTATCTCCTATTGGGACTATTCAACAAAACTATGAAGCTTCTCAATCTTATACTGAAGATACTAATTTATTAGAGGTCGCATTTTCTCCTCAAAACGAGATAAATGATGATATTATTAATGAATTTGGATCAAATAATACTTTAAATAATATATTATCTGACCCACGAAATTTATCTTCATCATCAGACCATTATGATGAATTAAGAAGAATTGCTTTAAAGTATTTTGAGAAATATACTAAAGAAAATCCTAATTACTATTATAGATTAATAAAATATATTGATAATTCTTTATTTAAAACTATTAAAGAATATGTTCCTTCTAGAACATCAATTTCAACAGGAATAGTAGTCAAGCAACATTTATTAGAAAGAAATAGAGTAAGACCCCCTCAACCTAATACTTCTACTCCCATAGCCAAAACATCCGAAGGAGGATTTAATACTGAATTATCTTTTCAAAATATTATTATAACAGGATCAGTTAAATCCCAACCTAAAGGATTCACTACTGGATCTTCAATAGAAAGAGTTTCTGGGGGCACAGGTGGTATACTTGAAGAATTTAATGGATTAACTAATAGGTTTAATTTAACTCAGTCTTTTTCCGAAAGTATTTCTAATATCACAGGTAGTGTAAATAGGATAATTAGTAATCAAGATGAATTCTATAATGGGGAATTTAGTGGTTCCAATATTACAGTTACTACACAATCTTTAAACCCAGGTTGTTCTCCGTTCTTAAATGTGTTTATTACACCCCCAACAACATCTTCATTTGATAAATTTATTTACAACAGTTCTACTGGATCTGTATTTAATTCTAGTCCTTTTAATGAAGAAATATTTTTATCCCCTCAAACCTCTCCCGGAATCGGAGAAGTATACATTTTACAGGATATTAATGGGTTAAATAAAAACTTTAAAATTTCAAAAACTGATAAAGAAGGAGAAAATATAAGAAATAGATACATTGATATTAACTTTATTAATGCTAACTTTGGAAGAGGCCATGTAGAGTTTATTGAGGAAGGATCGGATTATTTACACTTTAAATTCACTAACCCAGTCCAAAGTGAAAATGGTAATAGTAATTTTATAGATTTTGATTTTAGTGCCTCATGTGTTTCTTCTTCGGATAACAATTTTGTGATACATTCTGATAATACCCAGGGAATTAACATTAATAATAATGTAATTAACATATCAGATTATAATTTAGAACATGACCCCCATAATTTATTTGATTCTTCAAGTGGATTATATAATTTCCCCATGTCACCTAATAGAAATCTAACATTAACAGCTTCTTTTGATTATACAGCTAGTTTTACTAATGTTACTGCTTCTAAAGATGATGTAAGGATTGTATTTGTAGTTAATGGAACAAACCCCGTTACAGCAGGGGGTTTTCAAAAGGTTAATATACTTAATAGTACTAATCCCCAATGGCAAAACGGAAATATAACTGTAACGGGAAGTATTACTACTACAGGTTTATCTTCTCAACTTAGAACTATTCCTAATGGAATAAGATCATATGGGTTAGAAGGACAAAGTACAAAAGTAGTAGCATCAGTCAGACAGCAATCTAATAATGATTCCTCTAGAGCTGCTTTTTTAACTGGTAGTTATAGTTTTAGTAATATTCAATTTGCAATAAACCATTCCAATACAGTTTCAGATAGTGACCCTACTACTAATATAATATCATATGAACCCTATTTTGCAGAAAATGATGATTTTAATAGATCTTTAGATTGTCAACCTTTATTAAATAATGGGGTAGATGGTCGTCCTTCTACATTTCATCAAGTAGCTAAATACGATCAGGGTCAAATTATACCTTCTAATTTTAATCTAATATTAGATAATAAAGCTATAAAAGCAGATATCCCAGATTCAAATTACACTCAAAAACGTAGTATATTACCTCGTTATGTAGGATCCAAAGTTGAATCTGCATTCTATAATACTTACACACCACCTCAAACTGTTTTACCTAATGGTTTAATATGGACGGGCGATATAGGTTTTGGAAAAACGGCCGCAATAAATTTAACTAAACCATTTTTTGGATATTTCCAACTATTAGTACCTACCTCTCCTGAATTAGAAAATGCAACTCAGGTACAAGTATTATATTTAGTAGATCAAGAAGGTGCTGCCGCAAAACCACTTTTGAATGCACCTTCATTTTTCAATGTTGAGGGTACCTATGAATCGGGAGATAAAGTAATAATATCTTTAGATGATACTCTACAAACAGATGATCCATCACTAGTAAATGCAGCTATAGGTATCAATTTAGATAACTTTAATAAAGAAGCTGATGTGTTATATGGAGCTAGAAGAGTAGATCCTATTTTAACTTCTCAAGTTGTTTCTGCTAAAAACCTTCCTTCTTCCGATATGGCATTCACCGGAAGTGTAGTATTAACTTCTGAAGCAGGTGTTGATATTAATTACACACTTATAACAGCTGGGGCTGGTAGTGAGACATTTAACACTAGCACTATAGCAGGTACTGAAATAGAAATTAGTTTTACTGAAACAAGAGATGAAAGTAATTCATTTAATGGGCAAAGATTTATATTTACATCCCCTCCTCAAACTAAAGTTAAATTTTCTCTTAGATCTGGATTCCAATTTCGTGATACCAGTGATATAAATAATGGCACTATTTCAGCTAATAATCCTTTTGCTAGGTTAAGTATTAAAAAAGAAGATTCTGATGGTAATATAACTACCCTAGGATATCTAAATGTTACTAGAAATTCTCTTCAAAATGTAGTTTTCCCTGCTAATAATGTTAGAGGTTTTGTTAATTTAGAATTACCTTTCTTAGAATTTAGAAGTGGAGATCAAATATTTTTTACAGTTCAAAATTTAATAGAAACATCATTCTCGACTCTTGAGTCAGTATGTAAAGGTACTCCTCAATTCTTACCTACAACGGCCATAAATTCTCTTACAGAAAATTTTTGGGCAACTGGTAGTGAGTATAGTACCTTATTGACAGCTTCAATTTCAATGTCGGATTTCTACAACATATCTACACAATTACCTTATAATGACCCTACATTTGTAAGCGATGGTACTGGAAATATAACTGGAAGACAAGTTACTCCAACTTTTAAAAACATAAATGAACCTTTTACCATCCAATCTGGAGATGAATTAAGATTTCAAGGTAGAGAAGATTTAACATATCTAATAAACGATGTATTTCTACCAGGTGAAACAGGAAGTAGTGACGGAAGAATTGTAGTAAAAGTTGAACCCCCAGTTCCACCAGGATTAAACTTAAATCAATTTTTATTGAGAAGATATAATAAAGATGCTTCTTCAGTTTTAATTAGCTTAGCACCACCAGATTCATCTTTTACTACCACAAAGGGAGTTATTAAAAGTGATAATATAAACGTTGATTTAGATGCAAATATTGAAACTATACTTTCTAATCTAGTTAAAGAAGGAATAATACCTTCTACATAAAAATAAAAAAACTATATATTTATTAATAAACATTATTAACACATGGGTTACTTAAATAATCAAGTCGTAACAGTAGATGCGATTTTAACCAAAAAAGGAAGAGAATTATTAGCCAAAAATGATGGTTCCTTTAGAATTACACAATTTGCAGTTTCTGATGATGAAATTGATTATACTTTATATAATCCAGGACACCCATCAGGTTCTACCTTTTATGGTGAAGCCATAGAAAATATGCCTCTCCTAGAAGCATTTCCTAATGATACTCAAATTATGAAGTATAAACTAGCTACCTTACCTCGGGGAACAGCTAAACTTCCAGTATTGGATCTGGGATATACATCAATCCAACTAAGACAAGGAGCTGCATTAGCTATTACACCTCAAACATTAAATTACTTAGGTGCAGGTCAAGTTAATGAAACTAGTGGATATTCATGTACAATATCAGATGTAAGAGTTCTTAATACATTTACTGGTGTTGGTATTGATACAACAGCGGCCCAATCCCAAAACACCTCGATAAATCAAACATTAGGTACTAGTCTTTCTAAAACTATAATTGGAACCCAAATTAACCTAAGAGCTACTACAGTTAATACTTTATTTGGAGATACAGCAGTAATAGGCTCTCAAATTAGAAGTACTCTTACATTTATTGGTTTAGATTCAGGAGCTAGATTAACTATTCCTTTAACAATTACAAAAACAGCATAAAAATAAAATATGAGTTTTAAAAGATTTCAAACGAGCGACATCGTAATTAGTAATGATTCTATTACTTCTACAGCATGGAGCTCAAATGCTCCAATTTTAAGTAGTTTTTTTACTTCTTCGGTCCAAGTAAATGGTTCATCAGGAGATTTTTACCTAAGTATTTTTCATCAGGATCCTATTACATCTGCTTCCACTACAGAAGTTCAATTTGATATAGCTTATTGTGATAATTTAGGAAGTGGTTCTGCATATTATAATGCTGGGGTAATTGGAAAATCACCTACACTTACAAATTTTGGACAATATAGGGCATTAATTTTAGAAGATGAAAACGCTGATTTTAAATTTGGTACTGGAGTTAATGTAATAAGTGGATCTCATTTTTATGCTTTATCCGTAGAAAGAGCTAGATATAAAGAATCTTTATTTCCAGGTACATTTAACTTACATATTTCCCATTCTGGAGGTACTTTAAAACTTACTGATAATTCCAAAGATGTTTTAGTAAATACCTTTTTAGGTTCTACTAAAGTTTATCAAATAATATCTGGTAGTAATGGTACTGCCTTCAGTTCTGAAGGATATTCCCCAACATTAGGATCATATGGGTTATTTTTACCCGATATTGGAACAATATTATTAAATCCTCAAGCCATATCTGAATCCATTCAATTAGAAGCTTCAAGATCTAATAACAGTGATGGTTTAAATGAAGAAAGTTTATATAATGCTATTAAATTAGGAGGATCATTTCAACTAAATTCACAAGAAACTGTTTCATCTGATTTCGTATTTGTAAGATTACAAAATGGTGAATTTAATTATTCTGAAAACCCATCATTTATTTCGGGTTCAACAGGTGAAGTAATTTATTCTAATTTTATTAATCAACCTCAAGTTTACGTTACCACAGTTGGAATGTATAATGATGCTAATGAATTAATAGCTACCGCTAAATTATCTAGACCACTCTTAAAAGACTTTACAAAAGAAGCTTTAATTAGAGTTAAATTAGATTTCTAAAGTGAATGAGTGCATTCAAACAATTCAACGCAAGGGATGTAGTAATTACACCTTTTAAGACTAATAAAAGTTTTACTTTTACTGGAGCTCCTGAATTTACAGGCTCAAATGTAGGAATAGATAGATTTATTGGAGTTAATTCTTCAGCTACTAATGTTATTTCTTCCGAAACTACTACGGGCCAAATTTCTACTATTCCTCAAAGATTAGTTTATGATTCTATTAAACAACTTTATTATTCTAATTTTTTATCAAACCCATCAGGAAGTAATCCCATAACAGCTTCTTTTAATTATGATGGAACTATAACTGGTCCTGCATCTACTACTAATTATTATAATTATTTATCTTCTGATTTAGTACCAAGAAGAGAATTTCCTACTCAATCTGATGCCCGAATTGGAGTTATTTCAATCCCTTCCAAATTATTTGGTGAACATATTAAACCCGGTACCTTTAGATATGAGGAAGATTCTACTATAGTAACTGATGATGGTGAAGGAAATTTATTTGATTCTTTAGGGAATCAATTAGGTAATATAATCTATGAGCATGGTATAGTAGTTATAACCGTAGAAAGTGAAGAGGCATATGATTCTTTATATGGAACAGCCATATATGGTACTGGTTTATATGGTAGGTCACCTGGGTTTGATGCATTTATGACGGGTTCAAATGCTACTTGTTCATTTGAAAGTACTTTAACTCTAAATGAAGTCCAATATGCTGCTCGTATAAACGAAAATGAATTTGGATATTCCCTTCACCCAACTTTAATATCTGGAAGTAATGTTAATAGTAATACCTATTATAATTTTGCTACAGGTTCTGAATTTCAACCTTACATTACTACGGTTGGAATGTATAATGATAGTTTTGATTTACTAGCTGTTGCTAAACTAGCTAGGCCTTTACCTGTATCTAAATTTACAGATACAACAGTAATGGTTAATTTAGATATGTTTTAATGAATTGGATTTACGAAGGGAAAGAAATAATTGAAATTTCACAATTCCCAGAAAATACTTTTGGTTTTATTTATGAAGTAACCCATGTACCTTCAGGTAAGAAGTATATTGGCAAAAAACAATTATTTTTTAATAAAAAACTCCCCCCACTTAAGGGCTATAAAAGATGGAGAAAAGTAGTTAAAGAGGGTAATTGGAAAAATTATTTTGGTTCTCATGATTATATAAAAGGACTACTTAAAGAAAATAAACACGAGGAATTTACACGAGAGATAATTCAAATTTGTTATTCTAAAAAGGAACTCACGTATAGTGAAACGAAATATCAAATGATGTTTGAAGTCCTAGAAAATCCTTCGTATATTAACGCCAATATTTTAGGTAAGTTCTTTAGATCTGATCTAGAGAATTATAAAGATTAATATGGTAAACGAATTGTTAGTCAATTTGACTAATTCGGTTTTAGGAACTGGTAAGAAAACTGCAAGAGGAAATTATGCTTATACTTGCCCCTACTGCAACCATTCCAAACCTAAATTAGAGATTAATTTTACTACTAATAAAAAAGGTTTAAACCCTTGGAACTGTTGGGTTTGCAATACTAAAGGCAGTAGAATATCAGTTTTATTTAAAAAAGTTAAAGCTGATTCTTCTAAATTTCAAGAACTGAAGTCATTAGTAATTAGCTATGATTACGAAGATACTGCCGGGGTTTCCGATGAAAAACTAGAGTTGCCAAAGGAGTATCAAAAAATTATAGGTAATAAAGATATCATAGCTAAACACGCTTTTTCATACCTTAGAGCAAGAGGAATAACTGAAGATGATATTATAAAATATAACATAGGCTATTGTGAGTATGGTACTTATGCAAAAATGGTAATTATCCCATC